TATGGGAATTAGAACAACTTAATATTAAGTATGTATTTCAAACTCCTACACAAGCTAAAGCTAGATTTAAAGATGAATATCTAGGAATGTATATTCCTAAATATGAAGTTAAAGAGATAAGTGGTAAAAAGTATTATTATCTAAATGGAGTAATAACTAATGACCACGTAAGAGACTCTTTAAAACATTTAGTTTATTATATGAAATATGGGAGAAATTCAATATGCTAAAAGGTATTATAAATAGAAATGTAGATGCTTATGTATCACATAAAAGATTAATAAAAGGAACTGAAGTTAATGTAACTGATTATAAATCTCAAGCATATTATGCAGTAGTATTTGAAAAAAGTGTTTATTTAGTTCCTAAAAATTCAGTAACTATAAAGAAGGAGAAAAGAAAATGAATGAATATACTGAAACTCTAAAGCTATACGGCTTAGAAACAAATGAAAATTTAACAACTTTATCTTTTGAAGATGAAGCAGATTGGTTAGAACTTCGTACTAAAGGTATTGGTGGATCTGATGTAGGAGCTATTATGGGACTTAATAAATATATGTCTCCTTTAGGAATTTATAAACAAAAGATTCTAGGAATTAAGAATGATGTATCTGGTAAATCTGCTGTTAGAAAAGGTAAGGATTTGGAACCTCTAATTCGTAGTAAGTACTTTGCTGAAATGCTAGGAGAAAAAGGATTTGATGTATTAGAATTACATCATATGTTAATTAATAATAAATATCCTTGGTTAAGAGCAAATCTAGATGGAATTGCAGTTCCTAAAGACCCAGCTTTAAGAAAGCATACAAATAATGTTGTTATTGAAATAAAGGTAGTAACTGAATATGCTGAATGTAATTGGTTTGGAGATGATTACTGTGGAATTCCTGCATCTTATTATGCTCAAGTTCAAGAATATATGCTAGTAACTGAAACTAAAATGGCTATTTTAGGAGCATTGTTTGAAAAGGATTGGGAAATGCATTATTTTAAAATTAAGGCAGACCCTGTATTTCAAGCTGAATTATTAAAGAAGTCAAAATTATTCTTTGAGTATAATATGGGATTACACATTCCACCTAAGATGGATTCAGAATTAGATAAAGAAGATATTGTAGCAGAGTTATCTAAACCAGTAGACCCTGCTAGTGTAAGAGAAACTCAAGAAATTACAGATGCAGCAATTAAATATAAAGACTTATCTAAACAAATTAAAGATTTAGAAGCTGAAAAGAAGTTAGCTTTAACTGAAATTACTAATAGATATTTAAACGGAGAACGTTCAAATAGTCCTTTAGTTAAAATTAAAATAGGGACAACAGTTAGAAGTTCTTTTGATGTAGCTAAATTTAAAGAAGACCATCCTGAAATGGTTGATAACTATATGAAGACTACAGAGAGTCCTAATAACTATATTAGATAGGAGGTGTACTATGATAGTATTTGCTTGGATTGTATGGAGTTTAATTTTACTTAAGTATTTTATGAATTTTATATTTGTACTATGTGCTATAATGTCAGGTAGAGGTAGGGTTAATTTTAATTTATTTAACATAATTTTATACACTATAATATTTGTATTTATGAATATCTTAATTTTTGGAGGTTATTTATAATGGTATATGTAACTGATATAAATGAAGATGAACTAGATTTAGTAGTATTTCAAATTAAAGATTATGATAATAGAAGTAAAGTTATGGAAACTATTTTAATTAATCGTATTGATGCTGAAGAAGTTAGTGATATTATAGGTAATTGTGATTCACTAGGAGAATCAAATAATAAATTTTATGATTATGTTTATCACGGTTTCTTTGAGTATTTAAAGGAACGTAAAATATGGTTTAAAAAAGTCGACATGACTTCATACTACTGGTAATAAATTTATGATGTTGTGAGATTTTTTCTCACGAAAACATAAAAAATCGTTACTTTTTTAACGATTTTTAAAAAATAGGGGTGTTTTTACACCCCTTTTTATTTTTTGGATTTAGACGTTTTGCTGAAATCAGGCTGGAATACTGAAGGCAAAACGTTAGATATTTGTGCGTTATTGCTACTTACGTTTGCTGGTAATCTTAACCAGTTCTGTAATGTTCTATCATAAGGATTTAACCTATGGAACGTAGCTCTTAACACGCTATAGTTAGGGTCTCCTCGTTTAACATTCTTTTCATAAGGGTCAAATGAGTAAGGTCTATACTTATCATTCTCAGGCTTTTGTAGGTGGTGAGTAATAGGCGTTGCGATAGGATTTACTCTAAATGCTAAATTCTCTACAGGGTTTTGTAGTAAGTCAAATGCTCCAAACATAGATTGATATGGAGTTGGCTTAAAGATACCTTTTAAGAATTTACTATCTTTTGACGCTCTAAGTGGAATTGCTCCTCTACCTTTAGCTTCAGCTTGGAATTGATCTGATTTAGTATCTTTACCTCGCCATGCTACTTCTTGAGCATTGATTATTGAATCCATTATTTCAGGTTTATTAACCATAATATCTAACCAATAAGCAAAGTTTTTAGTAACAAATGTTGGAAAAGGAACTATAGAACCGAAACTGTCTAACACATCATTTAGATATTCATAGTTAAAGTTAGAAGCGTTCATTGTGTTTAATGCTTCAGATAACTTAACATTCATCATGTCGAATTCTTTAGCATATTTCTCAGGGTCGCCTAGGATTTCATAGATTCCTTTTGACGAATAGCGTCTAGTTAAATCATTTAGAATCTCAGCAGCTCTTGCATATTCTTCTACTTTACCAGATGCCCACATTACACCTTTTGTAGGTTTAATGTTAACAGCTTTATTGATTACTTTTTCAGCAGGATTTAAAGGTTTAGCATACTCACTCTTACTTTGCATTTCTAGTAAATCGCCAAGGTTTTGGAAGTCTCCTGTCATAACCTGTTCATAGTTATTTAGATATAACCATAATCTAGAAACATTGGCTTCACCTTGAGTAATTCTACCTGTTGCTAAACTCTTTTCAATCCATTCCTCAAAGTTTAACTTTGCTTTAGGAGTAGAAATTAGAGAATCAGTAAGTTCATAATAAGGTATGAAATCTTTACCCATAGCTTTCTTTATATCTTCAACGTACTTTGTAAAAGTTCCATCGAATTTATTATTAAGAGCTACAACATTCTTAACTGATTCAGCATTTCTTGCAAGCTCATATGCTACAGAAGTTCCGTACTTCTCAGACATAGTAATTGCTTGCTTTAAATAGGCATCACCTAGGTTACCAGTTAGGAAACCTAAATTAGTAAGGGTACCAAATTTAACAGGTATTGTGAAATACTTATTAATAAATGCATATACCTTATTAGACATCTTTAAATCTTTACGAAGTAGTTTATCTAAAGGTGCTAAAGCATGTGTAGGTAATAAGATTGTTTCAGGATTTTTAAGAGCTCGTTCTAGAGCTTTATCACTAAATTTGTCGTACTGTGTATAACCTATTAGTCTACCTGCTTCATTATATTTAGGTGAAGCAAGTACAAGGTTATCCATATTACCTGTAAGATTTCCTTTTGCATCTCTTGCGAATAGAATCTTTTTTAGATCATCTATATTTTCAGCATAACTAGAGATACGGAAATTAGGATTAAAGAACATACCTACGTGATTTTGGAAATTTGCATCTGCAAATATACCATCTGTAAATGTTCTTCTAGTAACCTCATATGGATTAACTGAGAATATATTAACGTCAGGTGCTAAATTGTTCCAATCATCAATAGAACCTCTTAATCTTCTAGATACTGGACTAATACCAAACGCGTGCTGGTATCCAGTTTTTCTATAAGATTGGAATTCCTTTGACATTGTATCTAACTTATCTAAATCAATACCGTGATAAACTTTAGAGCTTAGGAAACGTTCAGCGTGGTCGCTATATGTCATAGCGTGCATAAAATAATTAGATTTGAAGTCGTTATATCCAATCATTTTAGAGAATTCCTCTGAAGACTTCTGTGCATTTTCACGAATAGCGTCTAATTCATCGAATGTAAATTTAGCTCCTGAGGCATCAAATTCTTTTTTGATAGCTGCAGCCTTTGCTAAATCTGGAGCTTCCCAAGTAATATCTTTTAGAGCTCCTTCTGGTAAATTCATTTTAGAGAATTGAACGATAGCATCTTTATTATCTGTATTAAGTACATAACCTAATATAGTTTTATTTTTATCTATATTAGTTTCTACAAGTTTTAAAAGAGGCTCTTTTCCACCTGCAACCTTATTCACAGTTATAATATTATGCATAATTTCGTTACGTAACCTATCAAATTTGGCTTTATTTTTGATTTTATCAACAGGATGAATATTTATACCACCTGCGTCAAACAATTCATCTAGGAAGGAATCTGCCTTTGTAATGTCTCCATTTAAGGCATCAGCGTGTCTATAATACATAGACGTATGATTAGCAAATCGAGCATATGCTTTCTTATCATATTTTCCATTTTCTAATCCATAACGTTTCATAATATCTAGTGAATCAAATAAAGCCTTACGTACTCGTTCAGTACGAAGTGTGTGATAAGCACCTCTAGAAGTCTTAATAGGGACTTGCATTTCTTCTGATATTAATTTGAACAAAGTACGTCCTTCATCCTCAGGAATTCCTGAATCCTCAATTCTCTTTTTGATAATATTTAAGAACATATCATTATTTAAGTCTTGAGGAGAGATTACATACTTTTCAAATGCATTATCAGGTAATTCAGCAAGAGCTTTTTTAGAAGCTTCTACAGCACGTTCTTTACCTACTTTCATTAACTCATCAGCATCTACTGTTAAAGTTTTTACTACTTCTTCAGGAGTTTCTTTAACTTTAGGTGGTGAGATAAGGAAAGTGTCAACATTTCTATAATTTAAATCAAAGTTTAAGCCTTGCTTTTTAAAATCATTAATTAGCTTATCCTTAACGTCGCCTTTAATGAATTTTAAATCACCAGCGTTTTTTAATTCAGAAGAAATGTATCTTACGTAGTCTGCTTCTAAAGGGTTTAAATTATCTATACCTAGTTTAGCATATATGTTAGAAGCCCAAGAGGCATTAGCTTTTTTAAGTAAACCTTTTTGATATTTAGAATTATTTGAAATGAATTCAGATGTAGCGTTTGGATATATACCATAATTCATTCTTTTACGTATAATGTCCAATAATGCTTCAGGATCACGAATAGTATATCCAGTATATTTAGGATTACTTTCTATAACTTTACTAAATGGTAATTTAAGATTCTTATCTAATACTATATCTACTGGAGAGTCTACGTTTCGTAAGTAATTTTTAACCATAGCATAAGAATTTATATCCCAGAAGTCTTTATAGTAAGATAATGATTCATTAAATGTACGAATAGCGTCTTGGATATTATAATCTCCGTAACCATATTTAGCAGTTTTAACAATATCGTCAAGTGTTTTAGGTAATGTATCTAAAGTTTGACTTAAACCTGTAGGTAAGTTATAAGATTTTTTCTTAATATATTTTAACTTATCTGATATAGCTTCTGCTGCATTTAATATATCTAAATTAGAATTATTTTTAGTAAGACCTTGTAACTTGTTTATGTTATTTTCAAGATATTTAATATCTTTTTCTGAAACATAATCAAATAAAGCATAAATATTTTCATCTAATTTATCACCGTAAAGTAATTTCTTTAACGGTTCTATAGATTTTACATTATCCTGTAAATATTTTACGGCAGCATTACCTATCTCAGAGTTAGCATTTTTATAAACAGATGTTGTAAACTTTACTAAATGCTTTTGTCTAGGAGTATTTTCAATTAACTCTCTAGCCTTTTTTGACGCTATTTGTGAAGCCCATTCGTCTTCAAAATAATCACCTTCTAAGACTTTATTAAATTTGTCTTTAGGCATCCATTTTACACCAGCATATTTTAAATCTAAAGGATGTCCTGGATTATCTGACATTTCTTTTAAATAATCAGCTAGTTCTGAATTTAAGGCTTCATAATCTAAATCAGATAACTCTTGCTCTGGAAGGATGTATTCAGCTTTAGGAAGTCCAGTTTCTTTAGATAAAACTCCTAAACCAGTTTCATCTCCTAGAGCTTGAACAATATCTTCGTTTACTCTAGCAGAACTGTATTTAGAATTTCTTGCTATTTCATCAAAATCTTTAACTGCTAATGCATTATTAACAGTATCAGCTATAGGTTTAGGGTCAAATAATTCAGCATTAAACTGCTTAGGATCAGCGATATAGCTATCAATATCATTTAATTTAGCACGGATGTCTCTAGTAATATCAGTTAATTCGTCTCCTCCGTAGCCTAATTCAACAAGATTTTTCTCAATCTCATCTATTTCGCTACGTAATACTTTAGTTACGTTAGGAATATCATCAAATGTTTTTGACATTTCTTGTACACTTGCAATAGCATCTTGCCAACGTTGATTAGCGTCAAAGATGTTCTTATCTACAATTTCATTAACAAATTCTTCAGTAGATTTAGTACCGTTAATTAAATCCTTTAAAGGAACATCTTTGTAAGGTGTTGCAGTATTAGCAGCAAGTAATTGTCTAATCTGTCCTAGATGATTTTTAATAGCACTTCTAACGCCAGGAATTGTTACATCCCAAGCTCCTCTAGTAACTATATCATCATAATTTGACAATAATTGTCCAATAGATTTAGCAGAAGAATTAACTGCGTTCTTTGCTAGGAAACCACCAAAGATTCCAGGGTCTGTTGCAAGCTCTATTCCTAGAGTTGTAGGTTTCCAAGTACCATCAAAATCTTGTTCAGTTACTACTGTATTACCTGCAAGTTTACCCATGTTATTAGCCATAGCAGATAATAACTTCTCACCTGTATAATCTTCATCTTCTATGAAAATTTGTTCTAAAGGATTATGAACTTGAACGTTAGGCGTAGAAGAAAATGGATTTATTTGATTAACAGCATTTGTACCTTCAGTAATTCCACCTAAGATAAAATCTTCTGCTTTATCTAGAGTTCTACCGAAGTTACCTAAAATTCCCATTGCTGGTCCTAAAGGTCCCCAATTATTTTCTCTAGGAACAAAGGTATTATCAATTAAATCTGCAAAACCATAAATAGGCGTAGCAAAATTGTCTACACCGTATGTACTTCTTATTTGTGCTTTAGCACGTCTATTGAATAGAGGGTCAAAGAAATCATCTATTACAACAGGCTTACTTTCTCTTTTAGGTATAAGATTTTTAACAATCGCCATAATATTTCTCTCCTAACTTTGTCGCTTGACCTTCAAACCAAATGTCATCATATGCTGTTTTACATATGTGAGTTCTTCTGTACCAATAACGGATAGCACTAGGAATAGCAATTACAAATGGGAACAAAGGACCCCACATAATATTTTGAATTCCGTGTCCTGATTCATGGCATAATAGGTGGTGAGATTGATTAAGTTCTCCACAAAGGAAACAAACTCCAAGCTCTAAACCTCCCCAATTTTTACCTACAGTAAAGTAATATCCGTTACCAAACTTATGAGGTTTATGTCCTGATATTAGTAATACTAGAGATATAATTAAACCTATAGCGTTTAATAATATTCCCCAAGTATATTGTAGTAAATAGAATACTGGTTTATGTTTTACAATAAAATTCATATGAATCACTCCTTTGTTCTTATTATACAATAAAAAGAATAAAAATAAAAAGCCTAATTATTTAGGCTTCTTTGCAGCTAACATAACTTCTAGTAGTTCTTCATCAGATATGTTATCAAATAAATCTTTAGCGTCAAATCCTGCAGGAGTTAAAGTCATTCCTGAAATTTTACCTGTGTTTAGGAATGGAGGTCTAGCACCTTTAGTTATTGCTAACTTTTTGTAATATTCTTTTAGCAACTCTTTTTCTAAATCTTCAGGAGTTTCTTCATCTATAGGTAACATAATAGGTTTGTTTGGATCATACATATTATTTACCTACTTACTATAAGGATATCTTTTAAACATATCTGCTAAAACATCGTTAGAGATATTTCCAAAATTTACTTTAGGAAATGCTTTACGTAAGTTATTAACCATACTAAATGCAGATTGTTGAGCTTCTGGTATATTAAATGGAAGATAATCATCCATATAATTACCATCCCAATAATTATTAGGATTTCCATAAGTACCTAATTCATCTAGAATTGGATAATCTAATTGTGGATTATTTAGATCAGATGGAAACTCTTGTGTAAATTCAGAACCAAATACTTCAGGATAAGCATTTGCTAAAGCAACTTCAGGAGTACTTTCACCATATTGAGATATTAAATAACCTACGTTAGGATTCATACCTTGTTTAATTATATTTAATACTCTAGGTTTATCATAACCATATTGCATTAAAGTATTATACATTTGTTTAAGGTCCATTATTTCATACCTCCGTTCTGTTGATTTTGCATAGCATACCATTGTGCTAATTGATTTTGTTGTTCACGTTCTTTACGCTTTGCCTCTATTCTATCATAGATACCAAAACCTAAAGTAGGAACCATTGTCATACCTGACATTAAAAGCCAAGGATACATACTAGAAAGTGTTGAATTTCCATTCATATTAACACCTCCTAGTATTGATATTGAGACTGTCTATTGTTCTCTGCTTGTCTTTGACGTAGTTTGTCAAATAGAGAACCTAATGCTCCCCCTGCCATAGTAGCAATAGGACTAAATCCACCACCTAGGAAAGCAGAACCTAAACCACCTGCAGCAAGACCTGCAAGCTGTCCACCATAATAATCATTATCTGTCAAACCAGATAAATTCGCTAAACCTAAACCAGCAGTTGCTGCAGATTTAACTGGATGTGCTCCTATATATGCTTTTAGGATATTTCCTGCATTACCTGAACCTTTTTTAAAAGGGTCTGCAAAAGCTGCATCTACTGCATCTGCAGA